TAAAGTTTGTAAGTATTATCTATAGCATAAATACCATGGTTATGGAGATAGTTAAAGAAGAAATCTTTTTTAAATCTTTTTCTATCCTTATAATAATAGTACTTAAGAGATTTCTTAAGTAATGTTAAATTTTTACCTTGGTATTGGTTCACCAAAACACATAGTGTTTTAAAGACCAACATTTTATGCCACTCCTTTAATTTAAGGTCATCAAATATCTCCCGTATTGGTAGGTATTTGATACTGGATCGGGATTGCAGGTGCATAGATAGCTCTGGTAAATCTAGTATATTTTTACCAACTCTCTTGCAAATATTCGCTGATATACGACTGACGTCGTTACCTCAGTTAATATTCCTGCTAACAAACTCCATACAAAAGTTTCCTTCTGTGTGTTGTTTTGTTTTCCCCATATTGATATCCATTTTCAACTGCTGGGTGTAAGAATTGTAAATATTTAAATTCTTATCATAGCAGTGTAGGTCATCTCCTACCTTAATAAACGGTCGATTGACTGTTTTTGGTAGTTTGATCTTACTATATTGAAAATTAAGTCAGTATGCATCAGTAGCGGTAGCAATATCAAAGCTACCGTTTGTACCCATTCCTTGACCAGTACCATATTTGATACTGCTTTTGGAATGTTTTAGATCTCAAGGACATGATACAACCAAGTTGTATCAGGCAGAAGCAATATGAGGGCCATATCTAGCCTCCATAAATTGCTTTTGTAATGTTGCGGGGAACAAATCTGTTCACGAAGTCATATCATATGATTTGAATCCGGGAATAGAAGCGTCCCTCGCCGCATTAAAACCTAGCTCATGGTCATGTGAATACACACGGCCTTTGAACCTATGTTTAATGTGGTTTTGAACATCTTCCATTATTGGACGAAGAATAAGTTGAGTTCAGTAGTCACTTATAGCGACTACCCGACTTTTATTCCCTTTATCAGGAATAGATAAGATATATCTTATCCTTATTCTATCAGTGTTTGATTGCT